CTCGCCAGAGAAGTTAATGTTTCCCTCGGGCTCTGATGGGGTCAGTCCCTGATCCTCGACCAAAATTCTTCTTGACGACGCGCGGTGAGACCATCGCGTTTTTTCTGCGCGAACGGCATCAAAAAACCACTTCCTTCCTTCCCTCTTTGGCCTGTACAGGACCGTACTGGAAAACGGCGGGAATACAGGGTTGTCGCGGGTGATGGCGGGCTATTGCGGGCGATGCGGGAGCGTGGTATTGTCCCAACATCAAACGGATTTTCGCTTGAAATCGGGACTTTGGGTGTTTGAAGGTGTTGGGTTGGAGCCCTAGTCGGGGAGCCTTACCCGTCAGGATTCTTCCTGACGGGTATTTTCTTACGCTCAACGTACTTACGTTACCTGTCGTCGGTCGACAGTGCAGCGAAAACCCGGAAGTCGTCCAGTACATGTACTGGATTTCACGGAGCTGCACTCATGTCCCAGCGAATTCCGACCTATCGCCATCACAAAGCCCGTGGGCTGGCTGTTGTCACGATCAAGGGCAAGGACATCTACCTGGGGCCGTACGGTACTGTCGAAAGCCGCCAGAAATACGCCCAGGTCCTGACCGAATACATGTCCGGCGTCACTCCGACGAAGGCCGCGAAGCAACTCAAAGTCGTGTCGGTCCACGAACTGGTCCTGGCGTTCATGCGACACGCCGACACTCACTACGTCAAAAACGGCAAGCCGACCGCTGAAATCGATTGCCTGAAGTCCGCAGCCAATCCCCTGGTCGAACTGTACGGCGAATCCGATGCTGCCCTGTTCTCTGGGCCCGCCCTGAAGGCAGTCCGGATCCGCATGATCGAGTTAGGCTGGTCGCGTAAGTACATCAACAAGGCTGTCGGCCGCATTCGCCTGATGTTCCGCCACGCTGTCAGTGATGATCTTGTCCCGCCCGAAGTCCTGGCCAAGCTGGAAGCCGTCGCACCGCTCCTGGCTGGGCGATCTGAAGCCGTGGAGCGTCCCAAACGGTCCGCGGTGCCGATGGACCAGATCGAACGCGTCCGCGACGACGTCAACGAACACACGCGCGACCTGATCGACCTGGCCCTGCTGACTGCCGCCCGCCCCGGCGAGCTCTGTACGCTCACCGGTCGCGACCTCGATCGCTCCGGCGAGATCTGGACGGCCACACTGACCGATCACAAGATGATCCACCAGGGTCGCAAGCGAGTCCTGGCATTCGGGCCGAAGGCTCAGCTGATCCTGCGGAAGTATTTGAAGGCCAATCCATCCGCCCGCCTGTTCCCGATTCAGCGAAAAACATTCTCCCAGAACATCAAGGCCAGCTGCCTGCGTCTGGGCCTGCCCGTCTGGACCGGTCACTGGCTCAGGCACAACGCGGCGACCGAGATCCGTGGTAATTACGGTCTCGACGAAGCTCAGGCTGTTTTAGGCCACAGTGACGCGAAAACTACGGAAATTTATGCACATTTGGAGCCCACTTTGATCGTCGAAGTGGCCCGAAAACGCGGTTAAATCTCGCCGCCGATGATGATCGGGGGGGATGCCACATCGAGACTCCGGATTTTCTGCTCATGGGCTCGCAACATCATCGCGGTACCAATCCACAACCCCACATCCGACGGTTTCTCCGGAAATTTTTCAGCGTATTTCGAAAAATGCTTGACACATGATTGCTCTGAATGTTTAATCACCGCCCACAACGACACACATCAGCCCACCAGTGACTGGCAGCAATCGCACGACAAACGGGGCGTTTTACCGGTTAGATCACGCGAAACACGCCAAATCCGCTGATGTGCCAAGACTTAGACAGAACCACCTTCGGTTTAGCACGGATACAACGATGGCCATCGACACCACAGTTGAAGAATTGGTCACACTGGCTGAAGCGGTGGCGCTGTTTCCCATGCGGACCAACGTCAAGGCTCTGCATCGCTGGCGACTTAAGGGCACGCGGGGCGTCAAACTCGAATGCCAACCAGTCGGCCATCGTTGGTACACGTCTAGGGAAGCGATTCAACGCTTCGTGACTGCGCAAGCTGCCGCACCGAGCGGTGACACTGCTGACCTGACCAGGCCCGCGACGGTCAGCAGTGCCCGCTCCAACGCGGCGCGCGATGAACTGCTGAAAATGGGGATCGGAAAGCCCCGATCCTAGGACGTCGCAGGACGCGACCGCCCACGGACGGGCCCCCCAGAAGGAACATCGTCATGGGACCGTATCGAGTCGAAGCGATCGAGGCTCAGGGGCAGTCACCCGCCAAGGTGAATGCGGCTCAGCAGTATCTGTACTTCTGCAACAGCCTGCGGTTTCCTCATGCAGACTTTCAGACCTCGGGGGACACTCCGACAGCCGAACGGACGTTGAGCAAGCGAGAACAGGCCACGTATGACGCGGCCACGGATGTGTTGTTCCAGTATTTCAGTGGTGAGATGGACTTCGGAGATACCAATCCCGGGCACGTTCGACCGGACAGCGATGACGGCCAGGCGCCTCGGGTGCCGGTGCTGGGGACGTGATTCTGGTCCGTGGCCAGATCGAACCATACGTCATCGGGAAAAGGTACCTCGTGCCGATGGTGGGCGCCATCGACTTCAATTACACGCTCTGCGAGTTCCAGCCATGACCACATTTCACATTCGGGCGCCAATGCCTCGCCCCGAGCAAGTGAACCGATGGTATCCATCCGGATCATCGCGGCAGAAACGAACCCTCTGTGGAGCGGCTACCACGGACCACGACATCCGATTCAGTTGGCAGGCGGTCTCTATCGGTGAATTCCAACCGTGTGAGGCCTGCTGCACACTCAGAAAACTGCATCAGCGAGGCACCCCATGACCGACGACGAACTGGTCAACCTGATCACCCAGCACGCAGCCGAGGCCATGCCACGCTCGATGTTGAGGATATCGGCGTGTCCGAGTGGCACTTTCACATCGACTATCGATTTCTGTCGCAAAAGCACCTCAGGATCGGCAGAGACACAGACTTTCGGGGCAGGTCAATTCCATTCGCCTACCGCAACATCATCACGTTCGAGGAGAAGCCTGAAACGTCCATCAAATGGCGGAAATGCCGCAGGCTTTACCCGGAGAGATACCCCGTACCTGAGGTGCGATGGATGTCAGCCCTACAACAGCGATACGAGGGAAAGCAACTCACTGACGACATGAAATGCCCGCATCGCGGAGCGTCGTTGGTTGGACTGGCACCAGATGCAGACGGATGGTGGAAGACTCGATCGACGATCCGACCCCCGCCCATACGTATCACGGGGCGGGCTACCCGACCGAGGTCGAAGAAATCCCCTACTGATCTGCCATTTCGCACGAAATAAAAAAAGGCCCCCCCGCCATGCTCGAAATCCCTGTCACACCGATCGGTCCGAAGTGGGCTGTGTTTGCCACACGGCGCGAAGCGACGCCGATCTTCAACGATTTGGAAAAGCTCGAAATCCGGACCGTCGGGGTCGCTCGAGCCCTCAACGTGAATGACCTGTGGCGACTGCGAGGCGCCGGCTGGCGGATCGATGTCGTCTGGGACGATCCCACGCCGGCCGAGGTCGCCGCGGAACTGGCCGACGCCGATCCGACCAACCCAGAGAACCTGGCGATCCCGCCTGCTGGCACCGCCGGCCTGTGGGACAACCCCGCCGGCTATGTGATGTACGCGCTGCTGCCCTCGGGCGACGTCGCGATCAAACGAGTCCTGGTCGCCGAGCCATCCCGCCGCAAGGGCCTGGGCACTGCCCTGATCCGCCAGGCAATCAAGTATGCGGTGGACTGCAACGCCAAAGAGGTTTCCTGTCGCGTCCCTGTCAGCAACGTGGAACTGTGCGGACTGATGCGAAGCTGCCTGTTCCGATTCCCCCAACGGCTGGCCAATCAACCATTCGATTACCACCAGTTCACCCGCTCCCTATCGCTCCGAGTCCCCGGCGACTGCTAATGCGTTTCTGGCCGAAGGAATTCACGCAATGACGACGCGCATGTACCTGGTCGTGCTCCGCTATGCAATGGACGACTTTCCTGTGCTCCTGACGGACGCCTGTGACGAGGCAACGCGCGTCGCTCAGACGATTGGTTGGGACATCCCAGAGAACGTGAGCAGAGTTCTCTCAATCGATGCGGGGGTTCCCTGTGCGATTTGCATCTACCAATTCAAAGACGGACAGATCGTCGGTGCACGTCACATTCGCTCGTTTGAGGATGAAGACGACGAAGACGATGAAGACGGCAGCGAGCCGATGCCGGTTCCCAGCGGTGATCTAGCCGTCGTGTAAGTGTTCTTGTTCTGTGTCTGGCATTTCAAGGAAGGAAGCCAATCCCATGTTAGTCCTGTCACGTTTCATTGATCAGTCCATTGTCATTGACGGCAACATCGAAGTCACCGTCCGCCAGATCGGCAACGGTCGAGTTCAACTGGCATTCAACGCCCCGCCCACAGTACGCATCGTCCGCAGCGAACTGCTGGATCCGCCACAGCCCCAACCGTCCCCTGACCCTCAAGCCCATTGAAGGAACCGCACGCCATGCCCCGCAAGAAATCCCCCGATACGTCATCCGAGAACGACACGTCGAGCGCCGTCATGACAGTCGACCCGTTGCTGAATTCCGGAGCCCACGCCGACGAAATCGGCTACGAAGCGATGATCCCGCTCGAACAGATCCACCCCAGCCCGGACAACCCCCGTCGCTGGTTTGACGAAGCGGAACTGCAATCGCTGGCCGACAGCCTGCTCAAGCACGGCCAGTTGCAAAACCTGACGGTCCGCCCCCTGGATGAAGGCAACTACGAACTGATCGGCGGCGAACGTCGCTTCCGCGCCGCCGCCATCGCTCACATGAAGGCGGTCCGCTGCCGAGTCATCCTGGTCCCGGACGCCACCGCCATCGAACTGCGAGGCATCGAGAACTACCGCCGCTCGCAGCTGAATGCGATCGAGGAAGCCATCTGGTTTGATCAGATGCTGAAGACCGGCCGCTTCAACCAGACCACGCTGGCCCAGCATCTGAACATCACGCAGAGCCAGGTCAGCAACCGTCTGCGACTGCTGAAGCTGCCCGAGGAATGGCAGCTGCTGCTGGTCAAGGGCCTGCTGCCTCCGACACACGCTCGATCACTGATCCCCTGGATCGACCGCCCCGCCGTCCTGGCTGAGGTCATGACGCGAATCACGGAGAAAGATGGAACGATCGAAGAGATTGCGGTCAACGACCTCAATCAGGCCATTTGGAGCATCATTTCCAGATGCAGTCGACCGATGAGTGTGGAGACGTGGGACGGCCCGCGTTTCGAACTGACAGACGAACTGCGGAAAGAACTCGACATCCAATCCTGTACGGTTCCCTGGGCAGACGAACCATACGATCGAGCCTTCAACGTTGAATTGTTCGATCGGCTTCAGGAAGAAGCCAAAGCGGCTCGCAAAGCGGCCCAGGACGTCGAGTCCTCAGACGACGACGATGGCCCGCTACCAAACCCCGACAAGCCCGCCCCGGTCAAAACGAAAGACCGTTCGGACCTGTCCGACTACCGCCTGGAACAACACTTCGAACGCCATTTCGCCCAGTTCCTCGCAAGCCGCATTAAGCCGGACCAAACCACGATCTGGATTTACTTTCAGACGCTGGTCTACAACGACGGATCGGGCTTCCTGGACTGGCTCACTAAGGCCACCGGCCTGCGTGACGACGACATGCGGGGCTGGGACGAACAGATGTGCTGGAAGGCGGTGCAATCACTGACGCCGAAGAACCTGGTGGCACAACTCGCAAAATACCTGCAAGAGACCTGGGCGGAGGGTCACACCGATCTGGACCTGCCGTTTATGCAACGCATCGCGGATCAGTTGAGTGTCAACCCGCTCGCCAAATGGGTCCCCGACGCGGAATTGCTCGATCTGTGCAGTGATCGCCAACTGCGAGAGTTCTTCACCGACGAAATGGCATCGCCCAAGTCGGTGGCGAAGTGGGGCCGCGAACGCATGCTGAAAGAAGCCATCAATCATTGGCCCCCCGGCTACGTGCCCGTGCTGCTGATGCCCAAGGCCCTGCTGCCTGACAGCGAGGCCTCCGACACCGACAACGATGAGGCCGACGATGAAGAGTGACGACTTCCTCATCGACCAGAACGTCCGAGCGACGAAGAACATCTATGCCGAGTCGGATGACTGCCATCCGGCCCGGCGAGTTGCCACCGCGGGCGACCGGCTGATCGTCCGCGCTCGAGCCGCCGGAGCCTGGGACTACCAGGTCTCCCACTACAACGCCCACCCGTCTGACGTCTTCGCTGTTTGTCGCGACGAAATCGAAGCGGAATACCAATGAGCAACAAGACAACTCAAACAAAGAACAACGTCGACCATCCCGCCCATTACAACCAGGGCTCGATCGAAATCATCGATGCGATCGAGGACTGGAAGCTGAATTTTCACGCCGGCAACGTCGTGAAGTATGTCGCTCGTTACGAGCACAAAAACGGAATCGAAGACCTGAAAAAGGCTCGATGGTACCTGGATCGCCTGATTTCAAACTTGGAGAACAAAGCACAATGACCACCAACATCGTTTTCAAATCGACCGTCGACGTCACACACGTGCAATCAATGGGCGGCGATCATATGGTTGTCGCCGCGGCAAAGGTCGCCACGACTGGCACCGATGCGATGGCCTTCGCCAACGTCGCCGCGGATGACAACTTCGGCCTCATCAATTACCTGATGAAGCATCGGCACGGCACCCCGTTCGAACATGGCGCCATCACATTCTTCGTTCATGCACCGATCTTCGTCTGGCGTGAATGGCATCGCCATCGCATCGGATTCAGCTACAACGAAGAGTCGGGCCGGTACAAGCAACTCGAGCCGTGCTTTTACCTGCCCGATCGCGAACGCCCCATGATGAAGGTCGATTCCTGGAAACCAGGGCGACCAAAGTTTACCCGCTGCGAAGACGAACAGGTTTACCAGAAGCTCCTGAAGAACCTCAGTTACGCCTATCAGTACGCGTACGAATACTACAAAAGCAATCTCGCTCTCGGCGTCGATCCGGGCCTGGCACGCGACTGCCTGCCCGTCGGCATTTATTCCGGTTGCTGGGTCACCTGCAACCCACGATCGCTGATGGCATTCCTGTCGCTTCGAACGCACGAGCCAGAAGCGGCCAAGTTCGTCAGCTATCCCCTGTGGGAAATCGAACTGGCGGCACGAGCCTGCGAATCAATGTTTGCTCAGGCCTACCCGCTGACTTATCGAGCCTGGCAGGAAAACGGCCGAGTGGCCCCCTGATCGACGACATCCAGTGAGTGAGCGATGAACGAAGATCTGCGACATCTCGAACCGCCATCGGCCGAACGCCTGCAGCGTCTGCCGCTGTGGGCACAGGAATGGATCAACACGCTGGTCTTCGAAGTCCGCTGGCTACGCGATCAAGCCGAATCGACACCCAAACCCCAACACAACGCCACCACGGCAACTAAAAGACATGGCTAACTGGATCAAAATGCGAGTCGACCTGGCTGACGATCCTGCGGTGATCGGCATCGCCACGTCCCTGCAGGTCGACGAAGACACCGTCGTCGGGAAGCTGCATCGGATCTGGTCCTGGTTCGACGGACAGACGATCGATGGTAACGCTCCCCGCGTTACCGCTGCGTGGATCGATCGACGCATCAACTGCCCCGGCTTCGCCGCCGCGATGATCGAGGTCGGCTGGTTACAGGCCAATGACAACGGGCTCAGCCTGCCGGAATTCGATCGACATAATGGCGAAACCGGTAAGGCACGGGCAGTTACGGCGAAACGTGTCGCCAATCACAAGCGAGTATTAAAAGAGACTGGTAACGCACATGGTAGCGCAGCCGGTAACGCTGCCACCGTTACCAAGCGCGTACCTAGAATAGAGAGAGAGAAGAGTAAGAATAGAGAAGACTCTTCTTTGGAGTCTCATCTTAAAACAACCTCCTCCTCCTCTCCTGCCGCGTGCGTGTCGGACAAGCCGACCGGATGGGAGGAGGTGGAGGAAGGATTGGCCAGACTCAAAGTCAGCCTGATCCGCCAGGCGGTCGACAGTGCCCGGGAGCATGGTTTCAACCCGCCCCAGGTCATGGCCCTGATCGGCTATCTCGAAACCAACCCGCCTGGCTGTCAGTCCGCAAAAGGCGCGATCTTCAACCGCCTGGTGACCCAGGCCGAAGACGCCGTCCACTGGGATGCCACCGAAAACTGGCCCTGGTCCGACCTGACCTCGAACGGCACGAATCCGCATGGCGAGGCGTACCCCGTCAAGCCCGAATCACCGCAGGACCGGGATGCCCAACTGGCCCGCGAACGCCAGCGCGTCGCGGAACTGGAACGCCTGACGGTGCATCACTTGACCACCTTGCAGGCGATGGACAGCGAGGCCCTGGATCAGCTGATCAGCGAAGCCCCGCCGAAGTCGCAACCCGAACTGAAGCGCCTGGTCCGCAGCAAAGGCCGAGATTCCCCCTTGGTGCAACAAACCCTGCTCGAACTACTCGACAAACGCTGATTTTTATTTCGCACGAAATACCTCAGTAGGGTGGGCTGTGCCCACCATTCTTAACCCCCGATTCGAAAGCCCCCATGACCACAAACACCTTCGGCTGCGTCAACAACACGATCAAACTCGCCTCGGGCGGTTACATCTACCTGACGAATGCACAGCCCGCCGACATCCACTTTTACGACATCGCCAACGCCCTGGCGAACATCTGCCGCTTTGGTGGCCAGATCGAAGAGTTCTACTCGGTCGCCGAGCATTCCTACCTCGCCACTCGCATCGCCGAAGAGGATGGCCAGCCCGTCGAGTGTTGCCGCGCCGTGCTGCTGCACGATGCCGCAGAAGCTTATCTGGGCGATGTGGTCAAGCCGCTCAAGCTGCTGCTGCCCGAATACGCGAACCTCGAAAAGCGGATGGAAGCGGTCATCGCCACGGCCTTCAACATCGACTTCGATCGCTGGTCCACCGAGATCCGCGAAATTGACCAGGCCATGCTGATCGCCGAACGCAAGGCCTTCTTCAAAGCCGACGGCGTCGAATGGACCGGAGAACGAGACGTCCGCATCGTCCAACCCAAATTCATCGGCGAAGCCCCCAAAGGCGCCTTCTGGATGTTCACGCAAGCCTTCGAACGCCTCCGCCGATTCGGCATCTACTGAGCGGCAAGGCGCTAGCCGCCGGTGCCTTCTCAAATCTGAAATCTCAAATCTCAAATCTCAAATCGAAAGCCCCCCCAATGTCTGACATCGGTCAACAAGTTCGCAACGCCCGACGGGTCTCAACGCCCATCGTGGCGGTCAACACGCCCGACCCGGCCGCGACCATCAAAGCCATCTGCACCGCCATCAACGATCAAGAAATCCCCAAGGTGGCCTGGGACATCGTCCAGGGCAACGTCGGCCTGAATCCACCGGGCAAAGAATGGGCTGCCAGCGAAGGGCAGGGCACGCAGGGTTCCGCCTATGCTGCCTGTCTGCAGGGCAGATTGCTCCCGCCAGGTGGCATGCTGTTCATCTACTTCGCTCCGTGGTGGCTCGTTGAACCACCGACACTGCAGGCCCTGTGGAACCTCAGGGACGCATACAAATCGAATCAACGCATGATTGTGCTGCTGGGCAAACAGATCACCCTGCCAGCAGAACTGTGCGACGACGTGACCACGTTCGACGAACCCCTGCCGACCGAGGCCGAGTTAGCCGCGATCGTCGAACGACAACACGACAACGCGAAACTCACCTGCGATGCGACCGCCCGAGACAAAGCCGTCGAAGCGCTCCGAGGCCTGTCCGCATTCGCCGCCGAACAGGTGACCGCAATGAGCCTCACGAAGAACGGCATCAACCTCGATCGCTGCTGGGACCGGAAACGCCAGTCGATCGAGCAGACGCCCGGCCTGAAGGTCTATCGAGGGACCAGCAGCTTCGACAACATCGGCGGCTGCGACGTGATCAAGCACTTCCTCACCCGGATCCTGGCTGGCAAAAGTCGTCCGAATGCCGTGGTCTTCGTGGACGAAATTGAAAAGACGTTGGGGGGTAGAGGTGACATGTCCGGAGTCTCCCAGGACCAGTTGGGCACGCTGCTGAGTTACATGCAGGACCAGCATGCCGCGGGGATGATTTTCATCGGCCCCCCAGGCACAGCAAAAAGCGAGATCGCCAAGAGTGCCGGAACCGAAGCCGGAATCCCCACCGTCCAGCTGGATCTGGGCGCCGCGAAAGGATCATTGGTCGGCCAGAGCGAACGCCAGCTGCGAGACGCCCTGAAGGTCATCACCGCGGTCAGCAACGGCCGCTCACTCTGGATCGCCACCTGCAACGCAATCACCGACCTGCCCCCCGAGTTACGCCGCCGCTTCACGTTGGGGACCTTCTTTTTCGATCTGCCCGACGGAAAGGAACGGGCAAAGATCTGGGACATCTATCTACCCAAGTTCGCGATCGTGACGGATGACATCCCCGCCGACGAAGGCTGGACGGGGGCCGAAATCCGCCAATGCTGCGACATCGCCTGGCGTCTGGGCTGCAGCCTGAAAGAGGCCTCGGACTACGTCGTCCCCGTCAGCCGATCCGCGTCCACTCAGCTGGATCAACTGCGATCCCAAGCCGACGGCCGCTTCTTATCGGCCAGCGTCCCCGGCGTCTACCAGCGACAAACCACCCTCACCGCTCCCACCGCTCGAGCCATCCAATTGGAGGAATAAGCCATGAACGCGGACCAAATGACGGATGCCGAAATCGACACGCTGTTAGCCAGGTTCGACGAAACGGAACCATCTCTGCAACGCCGAATTATCGCCCAGTTTGTCCTCGACGCAGCGACCAGTGAAACGAAGTATCAGCTGATGGAAGAAGCCTTTCATCAAACCATGGACATGCTGAGGCGATCACGAATGCGACATGGCGACTGCAACAGCGGTCAACGATACGGCGGCACTCCCAAGGCCTGTTCAGCATGCATGGCGAACTTGCGTCTTGATGAACTGCTGAAGGCCTACAAAGGTCGCCCCATCAAAGTCGGTTAGTTGGCTTTATGTCTTCCTTCTGAAATTTGAAATTTGAGATCCCATCCATGACCCTAGCTCAATCCATCAAAGACCAAACCGCCGCGGTCTCATTCCGATCGCACAAGTTCGGAGTCCGCCGCAAGCTGGATCAAGCCACCTGTGCCCAGGCCGCGAAACCCTTCGCCGCCGACCCTGCCACGCTCACGGCGTCGAAAAGCATCCTCGACACGCGCGCCGAGGCATTCCGCCAGGTGACCGACGTCATCCGCCGAGCCCGCCGCTACTGGAAGTCCATGACGGTCTTCTACCCCATGCGAGGCATACGCCTCATCCGCCGAGATCAACTCGAATCGTTCAACGCGCAAATGGTCCAGTTCCGCGACGAACTGAATCGCAACATCGACGATCTGTTGAGTGCTTACAAACAGATGAAGCTCGAAGCCCGCCAAAAGCTGGGCCAGCTATACGCATCCAAGGACTACCCGGACCCGGACACATTGGGCGACGAATTTCAAATCGTCTGGGGCTTCCCCAACATCGACCCGCCCAACTACCTGAAGGAACTGAACCCCGCCCTCTACGCCCAGGAACAAGCCCGCATCGCCGCCCGGTTCGAGGAAGCCGTTGCCCAGGCAGAACAGGCCGTTGCGGCCGAGTTACAGGAACTGGTCGCCCACCTGGTCACCAAACTGACCCCCAACGAAGACGGCAAACGAAAGACGCTGAACGAAAAAGCCCTCAAAGGCCTGGCGGATTTCGTGCAGAAATTCCGCCAGATCAGCATCCACAGTTCCCCCGAACTGGAAGCGATGGTCAAGCAAGTCGATGGCATCGCGAAGGGCCTCGACCTCAAAGACCTAAAGGCCAACCCGGAACATCAGCAGTCCCTGTTCAACGATGTCTCAATGATCAAGGACACCTTGGACACGATGCTGATCGACGCCCCCGACCGCAAGATCGATTTAGACGACGACGAGTAACCGCCCCCTGAAAAGCTCTTGGTGAGCCGGGCGGCGTCAGCCCCCGGACCAAACAACAGGAACCCATCCATGCCATTCCCGAAAGTCGAATCGATCGACGTGAACGAATTGATGGCCATCATCGAAGCCGAGCGACGCTACTGGCTCGCCTCCGAATCAGAAGGCAGCATCGGTGCCGTCGGAGCCCTCAGCAACATCATCTGTGCTGCTTATGGCGAACGAGCCCCATGGCATCCGATGCCTCAAGCTGCTGAACCCGTCACGTCGGACACATCCATGCCCGAAGGTGTCCGCACACGACTGTAACTCACTCCAAAACAACCCTGTTTCAAAGGGCCAGAACCCATGTCACACGTCGCGACAATCGAAATCCAGATCACGAATCTGGAAGACCTCAAAGCCGCCGCCGCCGAACTCGGTCTGGAATGGTGCGAAGGCCAGCAGACCTATCATTGGTACGGGGAACACGTCGGAGACTATCCGCTGCCCGATGGCTTCAGCATCGAGGACCTGGGCCGCTGCGAGCATGCGTTGAAGCTCAATCCCTCGCAACGCCTGGCCGTGATGAATCGCTATCACACCGCCTGCGTGATCGAGCCCTACGAAATCGGCATCGTCCGCCGCCGAGATGGCCAACCGGGCTGGACGATGCTATGGGACTTCTACGGCGGTGGGTTCGGCCTGCAGGACGTGATTGGCGAAAACGCTGGCCGATTGAAACAGGCGATCGCGACCGCCGCGTCCATCCGCACGATGAAGACTCAGGGCTATCGATGCGTCCGAAAGCATCTCCCCAACGGCACCGTCCAGCTGCAGTTCACCCGGTAATCCTGAATGCCCAAGAAACAACCCAAGGCCAAGGACGAAGCCGAAACCGTGATGCCCGACGTCGGCTATCACGCAGACTTCAAACTTCGAGCCGCACGCAGCCGAGGCTACGCAGCGGGCTATGACGGCCAGCCCGCTCAATGCCCGATCCCCGGCAACGGCCCGGAAGCCCAAGCCTGGAACGCCGGCTACGAAGCCGCCCGCAAAGCCCTGTCTTAACTTTCCTCCCACGGACCCGACCATGCAAACAGTCACCGTCGAAATCGATCACACCGGAGCGGTCATCGTGAAGACCGAAGGCTTCGCCGGCGCCACATGCAAACAAGCCACCGCGGCCCTGGAATCCGCCCTGGGCACGGTCACCCGCGACGAACGCACGCCCGAGTTCTACCGACAAGCCACGCACCCCCAACAAGCAAAGGCAGAACAATGAGCATCAGTACCCCCACAAATGAAAAGCCCATCATGTTCAGTGATCCGATGATCCGTGCGATATTGAATGGCACCAAGACACAGACGCGGCGAGTGATCACACCGCAACCGACTCTGCCGGCCGAACACTGCGTTTTCACCGGCTGGGATGATTCATGGTCCACACACGATGCCGGTGGGCTTTGAAAGGATCAAGCCATGACCCAAAAGCACATCATCTACATCGGCCAGGATGGTCTATTGAAATTCGTCTATCACGATGCACTCGCCGCGTTGCAGGAACTGGGTCAGACCATCGTGTCCCGCGCGTCGCATGTCGAGCCCGCCCCGCACTGCGGCTGGACCGCCGACCTGACGCCGAGCGGTGGCCCGATCCTCGGCCCATACCCGCTGAGGGCTGAGGCCCTGGACGCCGAACTGACTTGGCTCGATCAATCCTTCCAGGGAGCGAAACCATGATACGCACGATCACCCGCTGGATCCGCACAGCCCGCCGGCTTGTTCGTCGAGCGACCCGGCATCTGATCCTGGTCCGGATTCACACCACGATCACCCAGACACACAGCGAGATCGAAATCCCGGCCGGCACGTTGAGCTCGGGTATCAACTCACACAACCCCGAATACTGCATGGCCTGCAAATACCTACCGGCCTACATCAAAAAGCAACTCCCCCACGGCAAGCATCTGACGCAAGCCGAATTCGATCAACTGCATCAACTGATCAGCGACTACCACAATTCGTATTCAAGGAACTGACGATCATGGGCGCAAACAGCAAAATCGAATGGACCGACGCGACATGGAACCCATGGCAAGGATGCACAAAGGTCAGTCCCGCGTGTCAGCATTGCTACATGTTCACGGACATGAAGCGGTATGGGCGCGACGGTTCAGTTGTTCATCGGTCCGCAGACCAGACGTTCAAGCTCCCGCTGAAGAAGCGTCGAACAGGGGAGTATGCGATTCCGCCAGGATCGAAGGTGTTTACGTGTTCCTGGTCGGACTGGTTTCACGAAGTGGCCGATGCGTGGAGACCGGAGGCATGGGACATCATTCGCCAGCGTCCTGACGTCACTTTCCAGATTGTCACGAAGAGAACCGACCGCATTCGTGACTGCTTGCCGGGCGACTGGGGAGACGGCTATCCGAACGTCTGGTTGATCGCAACTGCTGAGAATCAAGAGTGGCTCGAACGACGAATTGCAGGGCTGCTGTCAGTCCCGGCTGTTGTACATGGCCTGTCGATCGAGCCATTGTTAGGAGACATAAAGTTGTGGTGTCTCCGCGATGGTAGTTGGTACGACCGTGAGGGTGCCAGTTTCTACGACTGCCTGAAAGGAACAGCATTCTGGTCCAATGGCGATCATGGATTAAGCGGCGGTCCAAGATTGGATTGGGTCATCGTCGGCGGCGAGTCCGGCCCGGGTGCCAGGCCCATGCATCCCGGCTGGGTGAGATCCATTCGCGACCAGTGTCAGGCGGCTGACGTGCCGTTCTTTTTCAAGCAATGGGGCGAATGGTATCCGATTCACGGCACTGGGTGGTTAAGCGGCGATGAAGAGGATGAAGGAGAGCATCCATGGACGTGGCTGACGCCCTCTGGCGAACGTTGCCAGTCAGGAAAAAGACCCGATGCATTAATGATTCGATCGGGCAAGAAATTCTCAGGCCGCATGCTGGACGTCCGCGAATGGTCCGAGTTTCCGGAGGTCATTCACAATGCCCAGTAAGCTGCAACTCACCCGCCGCCAGGCCCTCGAACTGACGCGATCCAAACCGGTTGGGACCGACACCGATGCCAGTACCAAGCCGCCAGCGAAACAGCCTGCAAAGCCTCGCCCACCGGTCTTCGGCAATCGTCCACCGCAATGGCTGGAAGCAACTGAGCAACGCACGCGCGTGCAGCTGTGGATCACGTTGACAAACAACAATCACGGCCGAGGCCACTCGTATCACCGAAGCGATCAGTTTCGCCGCGAATGTGAGCTGCAGCTGCGAGCCTGGGGCCTGGCCGACGTGCCGTTCCCCTATCCGGTCGAAATCAACGTCGTCCGTGTTCTCGGGCCACGTCAAAAGCTGTGGGATTCCAGCAGCGGCCTGCGAGGCAACTGGAAAGAGATCGAGGACAGCCTGGTCGCGATCGGCTGGTTTGTGGATGACTCGACCAAATGGATACGACGCACAACCTTCGACCAGGTCTCGACAGACCGCCCGAATGGCCCATCTATCATCATCGAAATCACCCGAGTTTAAGGGGGCAAACCATGGCGGAGTTGCGGCAGGCGGCGGAACGGTTGCGATCTCTTGTTCCGCAGCACATGTGGGAAACAGTTGGTCCTGAATGGACGAGAGAAGATCGGGATTTGTGGCTATGCGCATTCGCATATGTCGCCTATCTCGCCGAGCATCCAGCAGACGACGACGAGCCGATTGACGAGGCGTGGTTTGACTCGTTTTCAGTGCCGGAATGGCCACACGGAACCACTTGTAAGACGATCGCTGGACATGTCTGGATCGACGATACAAACACGGTCTATCTCGAAGCAACGCCACTCCCGCACATCAAAACACGCGGCGACGTTCGGCGACTGCTCGCGGCACTGGGGGTGAAATAGCAAACGCATGACAACCGAAGCCGAAATCGTAGCCAAGCTGCAGGACGCGGCGGACGCGGACGGGGGAATTGCCTGTCCGGTCTGCCACGGTCCGACGCATGTTCTGCATCGGCGGAATCCGGATGGGTATATCACTCGCCGTCGCCAGTGTGGGCGATGCAAGCTGAGGGTGACCACAACCGAACGAATCGTGGGCGGATTCACACCGCAGGAACTCGAAGCGGCCCGCGCCAACTGGAAGCGATGGCAGTCTGATCACGGTCGCTATACTGAGAATACACATATAGACCCCATTCAGCTGCGACTGTTCGAAACCTGACGATTCAATATTGAACGGGTCTAGTAACTCTCTATTGTGGGTTTCGGTGGCCTCGTTGGCCAACAGCGGAGCAGGGTGGGGCCGGTCTGACGGACCGGCCCTGCCGAGCTTGTTCCCTCCCCCCACGAATGGAGTTCTCTCATGTCATGGTCCATTAGTGTCGTCGGCAGTCCGGCGGCGATCGCCGAGGAGATTGAGCGATACGGCGAGTCCCTGACCGGTCAATGCCAGGTCGAATTCAACGATGCCAAGCCCGGCCTGTTGCTGCTGGTGAATCAGAACTTCAACCGCACGGCAAACGCCTATTCGCCGGTGCTGCACCTGGAAGCCAGTGGCCACGGACACACGGCAGGCGGCGAACAGGTCTATCGCGGTGCCACGGTCAGCCTCAAGCCGCTGTCCGCTCGCATCGTGACCCAATCCCCGGCGCCGATGAGTCTATAGGCAGTTCACCCCACACGTTGCGCGGTGGGGAGTCGCCCAGTGTCGATATCGCCTGGGCGGCTCCCATGTGCCACACGATGAAAGGTTCTCCCCCCCCCATGGGTCTCAGAAATTACGGAGCGGCCCTGATCGCTCTAACGTATGGCGCGTTCTTCCGCACTCGCCGTGAGGACACGCGAAAGCATGGTGTCCCGATCCATGCTCAGCGATGCAGTAACCAGCGAATCCATCGGCGTCGAGCTCGCTGGCGAGGCGTCAAGGCGACAAGCGGCAAGGGCTGTCGAGTCTGAAAATACCTTACGAGAGCGGCCCGGCGATATCCAACAGGCCCTCGGAACGAAACGCCAGAGCGTTCCGATAGACGAACAGGGGAACGTCGCCCTGGGACTCGAATCTGGTTATGTGGGCACGCCTGCGAAATCAGCCTTGTGCTGATGGGTCTGGAGAGCGGAGACGTGACAGGTCGGAGAGACGGCCTTTATTTCGCACGAAATATGTCAGGGGATTGCCATGTCCATCACGTTCGATGCCTACGCCGAACAGGTCGCCCAGGCCTCGGCTGAAGAAGCCCGATTGTCGCCGGCTGTGCTGGTGCCGTTGATCCTGGACGTGTTGCCCCGCGTGCTGGCCTGCCTGAAAGATCGCAACGCGGATCCGGTGACCGTTCTCACCCAGGCCTCGGCCGAGGCGGTCAGTGACGAGCATCGCATCCGACGGTTGGGTCGACGTTACTACGCGCGATCGCATCGACTCGGCCTCAATCTGGAGATGGATCAGGCCCAGGTTGTTGCCGCTCACACCATCGCCGCCGGTCGGACTGTGTCCGCGGCTAACCTGCAATCGCTGACCGACCTGGCGATGGCCATGCCCAAGGATATCGAGGCGTGACAGATCCGAAACAGAAACCCCTGTTCAACGTACCCGCCAATTGGCTGGCGATTATCAACACGATCGCGGTCATCATCCTGGGTGTGCTGGTCTCGACCGGCAAGCTGACACCTCAGCAGGCCGATACCGTCAAGACAGTCATTCCGCTGGTTGTCGGCGATCAGCAAAGCCAGCAGACCGAGCAAACGCCTACGCCGTTGCAACCGCAGGCGTTGCAGGCCCCGGCCGCGATCAGTCCCGACCAGATCAAGCAATGGGTCGAACTGGTGAAGGCGATCCTGGACGCGTTGCGCCCCACGCCTCGGCCATCGCCCGATATCACGCCACAACCGGGCCCCCAACCGCAACCCCAACCGGATGTCACGCCACCGCAACCGACGGCCCTGCGGATCGTCATTACAGACGAACTCGGTCGCCCAGTGACAGGAAATACGATTGAGTCGGGGCGATTGATCCAAGTTGTTGCAGTTGGTGCAACAGGTCGAGTCAGGTTTCAGAAGTCAATTAATGGTCCAGTAAGCCTCATTGAGCTTCAGAATAATAATGGGTTCACCGCCAGCCTACAGTCAGGAGGGTCCGTTCATTTCTTCGTCACGGACTTCGGGTCAGGCCAGCAGGCTGAAGCCAGGATCGCCGCCAACCAGGCCCCGCAACCGCCCCCCAATCCGAACGTCGATCCTGTCCCGGTCCCTGATCCTGATATCACGCCTATCCCGCAACCAGTGGGCGATCGTCGCGCCATGATCCTGTTCGACTCGGCCAGCACGACCATGACCGATGACCAGCGTCGTGTCTTGGGCTCCATGAAACTGCGTGATCTGTTGGATGCCCGTTGCGTGAAGCAGTCCGACGGGACAACCGGCTGGCGGAAATGGTCGATCGAAACCGATGTCACGCGCGAACAGGCGCCGTGGCCGGAACTGTTTGCACAGGTCAAGGGGCAGGTGCAATCCGTTCCGTCCATTGCCCTGATCCGAGGCCGCGTGATCGTGCTGAAGCCGATCACCGACGAAGCCTCGACCCTGGCATTTGTGGAGGCTTGGAAGTGACTCAGTTTATCATCAACGACGAAACCTCAAACGACATCCTGCACCCGTCCGACATGGGCAAGGGCTTGCGGTTGTCATTGCGAGGCCCCGAGGGCTATGGATCATCCGCGATGCCGTTTCCCTCGAAGTGGCTGATCCCACGATCGGAATGGCAGGCACGCATTCAGGAGCAGAAGGAACGCGGCACGCGACTGTATGACCTGATCAAGCGGAAGAAGCTGTCGTCGCTCTATCAGGATCGCACAAACTACTGCTGGATGAACGCGGTGATCGGCGCGGTCGAGGTCAAACGCCTCGCCCAAAACCAGCGGATCGTCCGGCTGTCGCCTGCCTCGGCTGCGGCCCAGATCAAGCGGTTCCAGAACGTCGGCGGTTGGGGCCTTGAAGCGATTGAATGGCTTGCAAAATACGGCTGCAACGAGATTGCGGACTGGCCTGCCAATGCAATCGATCGGCGATACGCCACCGCTGCGAACAAGGAAAAGGCGCTGGCCTATCGAGTGCAAAACTGGGTCGCCCTGGAACCGCGAAACCTCGATCAGCTGGTGTCGCTGTTGCTGAAGCCGGATCCCGATCCGGTCCCTGTCGGCTATCTGTGGTGGGGGCATCAGGTCTACGCCACGCACTGCGACTGGATCGACGGAGACGTCGGAATCGGAATCCGCAATTCGTGGAGCGACAGCTGGGGCGATCAAGGCTTTGCCGTGCTGCAAGGCGCGAAACGCTTTTTCGACGATGCAGTCTGCCCGCTCAGTGTCATGGCAGCGTAGCCATGTTCAGCCGAAGACAGCGAGGCAGCATTACCTGGGGCAGTTGCCGGATTGAGTTACTGAGATCTGATCGAAGTACGAAGGAGCCCGCGATGTACGAACCCGAATTGCAGCAGATCCCCGAGGCCGAGCCAGGCGAAGGCCAGGAAACCGTCTGGTCCTGGATCATCGGCATCATCGCGGCTGGCTTGATCCTGATCGGGTCCGCGTGTTTGGCTGAGGATAAGTCCGGCAAATACATCATCATCCACGAAGCGACACCGCCCGCAGCGTCGCAACCTGATCTGCTGCTCTATGGCGTCAAACTCCGATGCGGCCCGCGTGGCAAGGCTCACCTGGGCTCCGGCGTCATCCTGCATGATGGCACCGTCCTGACGGCCGCTCATTGCATCCAGGGAACCGGCCCGATTGTCGTCGATGCCGAGGGCCGCAATGAAGCTACGGTCACCCGGTTTGATGCCAGTGCCGATCTGGCCCTGCTGACCGTCAAATGGATCAAGCCTCGCAACGGGGCGAAGATCGCCAGCGAACAGCCCGGGACATCGGTCGAGGTCTGGGCCTGCGGTCGCGATCGCAACGGGCAAATCACGTTGGAACCGTTCAAGACGCAGGCCAGCAGCAACGGGCGCCTGCGTCTGGTCCCCGCATTCATCAGCGGATCCAGCGGCGGCGGCATCTTCAACCGCAAACGGGAGCTGATCGGCATCATCTGCGAAAACGATGTGTCCGATGAACCATACATCGCCCAGGCGGCGGACCTGATCACGATCCGCAAGTTTCTCGGCCTGCAACCACTGGCCGAGGGTCATTGGGTCGCCGTGATGTACTCGACGCGATCCTGCGGCTGGTGTCGAGCCAACGATACCCTGATGCGATCCCGCCAGGTGCTGCCATTTCGCTATCGGGAAGTGATGGGCCATGAAACGAGCGACAATGACCCGGATGGGTCGAGAGATTTCCCGGAGTTCATCCGCAAGCATGCCAAGGTCTACGGTTGGCCGGTCTGGCATGTGGAACGAGCCACCGACGGCGCCGTGGTGAGCGGCTACAAGACGCCGGAGGAAATCGTCCGCCTCCACCAAGGCGAATAACCCCAGACAAACCCAGGTGAGCCGGGCGGCGTCAGCCCCCGGATTCTTCTATGCCGCGAGTGAATTTGCAGCCGGGAGAATCAGTGCTCATGAGTTGATCCAAACCGTCAAACAGGAGGATGAAGATGAAGCAGGCCAGTGAGCACAAATGGGGACTCGTCGTCAACGGGGCTGACCGTGGCGAACTGTCGGCAGCGTTCCGTGGATCGCAATGGCAGGAGTCGTGGTACGAAATGATGTCACCGTTGGAGGACGACGACCCCGATGCGGGTTTCGTGGTGTCGCTCCCAATCCCAGACCTCGACACGCTGATTGCGGCGCTGAAATGCGTAGGGAACCTGCGGGCGACATTCGGAATTTCACTCTACGGGAGTGCGGATTTTGGCTCACTGCGAGCGAACTACAACCTCTGTACCAAGGGCAGCGGATTCGATGTTTCGCATTGTGTTCTGCATCGCACGGTGAAGTCGTTTGGTTCGGCAATGGAAACTCGCTTGACAGAGGCCGAGAAGGCGCTGGGTGAACTCAGGATGCTCGTTGCAGAAAGCGAGAGTGCGTGATGGCATGGAACCCGTCTCCAGAAGTGGCCGCGGCTCGCGACTTCGCAAAGAAATTCGGCTGGGGCCGCGTGGTGATTATGTACGAAACCAAAGGCAAGTTCGGCTACACGTCATACGGCACTACAAAAGCCTTGTGTTCGTCGGCCAGGCGAATCGCCGATTGGCTGTGGACGCCATTTCGCGAAGCACTAATTGAAGAAAATCACAGAAATGACGATCAGACATAACCCGGATTCAACCAGTTTCAAATCCTGTTCCGCGATCTCAAAATAGACAGCGCTCCCGACAATTTTTGTCAACACGTGTTTCATTCGGAAAGCAATTCTGGAATCCTGACCTGGGCGAATCCGGCCCGCCGGAGCTGATGCAGGACAAATCAATCAAAGACAAAATCCAGGCAGAACACTCAGGAATCCTGTCCTGGATCGTGCGAGGTTGCATCTCGTGGCATCACGACGTTCAACACCGCAACCTGACCTGAAAGGAATTCGGGCCAATGAGTCCTCAGCAACGCAAAGACCGATTTGACCTTTGGATGGCCCGCGTCAACCGTCACGGTTGGCCGGCGGTGATTCTGATCGTCGTGGCCTCGATGGGCGGGATGTGCCTGTCCTGGGCTCGCCAGCATGCCGACGGGTTTATCCTCGACATGCGTGACACCATGAAGCGGTCGACAGTCGCGATCGAATCCCAGGCCGTCACGCAGGCCAGGCAGGCGGAAATCTCGGCGGCGACGCGTGATTCGATCCAGCGGATGGACAGCCGCATCGACCAGACACACGGCCTGGTCCGAGACATCCATGATCGGCTGAAGCCCCTGCAGGTTGGATCCGCCGAACCCCTGGTCCAGCCCGACGAATGCCGCGATCCGGATGCCCCATGAATCAGACGTTCACAATCGATCGGGGCTGGGTCCTGATCTGGATTCACTATTTTGCGGGGCGGCGATCCGCCCGACGTTGCCGTCGTCAAGATGGCGGGCACAGCCCGCCCTACGGAGTGCATCGCACTCCAACGTCTGACAGGAGGCCCAGGCGACGGCCCGGGTCATACGGTTAGCCGGCGGTGAGTGAAACCGGCGTCACGGCTGCCGATCGCGACCTTGAAATCCTACTGTGGCCCGCGGCGGTATGAATGCTGAGAAAGCGGCCATTTAAACCACCGGAAGCCGTCCGCGGCCGTGACGAGTATTTCGCACGAAATGTTCCCAACAAGAGGTCAACTATGTCGAGTCCAATCATCAAGTATTTCGCGTACGAGCATCTCCCGGAAAAGCTGCAAACGGTCAGCAAGCCCATTGGAGATCTTGCGCGCCAGATGGACGCAACTCTGCCCGATGGTGCCGAGAAATCTGCGGGGCTGCGAAAGTTGCTTGAAGCAAAGGACTGTCTTGTCCGTGCAGCATTGCCGTAAATGCGGTTCAACAGCCGTTTTGAATGACGGAGATGACAGGAGTCAGATCATGTTTTTGGCTGCCGTACCGACAGACTTGCAACCCAGGATCGCATGTATCCCGGCGTCACGCCTGCTGATCGCGACCTTGAAATCCTCCTGTGGCCTGCGGCGGTACGAAGCTGAGAAAGCGGCCATTTAAACCACCGGAAGCCGTCAGCGGGTGTGACGATTGTTTTTGCCTGCCTAGTTCATCGTTAGCGGAGTCAGAAATGAAAGTGATGGCCTTCGTGTCTCGCATGACCAGTTTGCCGCTATTTAAACCCGGAAACCGTCAGCAAGTGTGACGATTTTATTTCGCACGAAATATCGGTAATCCCATGACCGATGACATCACAGACGACACGCCAGAGGATCAGCTGCTGCCGCTGGCCGAGACGGCACCGGTTCCCACAGCTCAGCCGACGACAGACCAGGTCCAGCAGGTCTATCAATGGGTCATCGAAGGCAAGTCCCAGGACGACATCGAATTCTCCATCCGCGAACACTGGCCCGACGGTGCCGGCACCGCCATCGCCCTGGCCGTGACCACGCGACTGATGGAAGCCAGCAAGTTCACGCCGGCCGTCGTCCGAGGTATGGCCATCGAAGCCACGCGTGAAGTTTATAAACGCGCTCTCGAAACAGCCGACCTGCAAGTGGCACTAAGAGCCATCCGCCAACTTTGGGAAATGACCTCCACCGTAAAGCTGTAATCGCATGCTGTAATCGCAAGCAAGGCGAATGTGATATCGACGACCGGGCACACCCCCAACGCCCGCTAAAACAATGAGCTTTTTTCGACATCCGCAGGCTTCTGAACCGGCGCCCAGCGTCCCGGATGATGATTCGTCTGAAGACTTGGATGCCATCACCGAAGCGTCCGAAGGTGTCTCGCAGTCCTATCAAAAAAGACTCGATCGAGCGGCCCAGCGGTCCGCCGCGGGTGTGCTGGCTCGGCAGGAGATCGGAGCACTGCCGCCCGTTGCGGATCCGGCCCGACGCGAAGCCTGCAGCAAATCGCTGGCACTCACCGCCAAGACATACTTTGGCAACACGTTCTGCGATCCCTGGGCGGGCTATCACCTTGAGTTGATCGATCACTTCGAGCAAATCATCTGGAACGGCGGTCAACGAGTTGTCGCCATCGAACGCGGCGGCGGGAAGACCGTGCTGTGCCTGGTCGCCTGCCTGTGGGCTCTGATCAATGGATACCGAAAGTACGCTGTGTACGTCGGCGATACCGCGACCATGGGCAAGGGCCTGCAACGAGATACCATCAGCCTGATTCGGTCCAGCCCCAAGCTGATCGAGGACTACCCCGAACTAATCGTCTTCGTGAAGGCGACAGACAACCGCAAGAAACTGCGATGTGAAGGCCGACCGATCTTCTTCACGCTGGAAAACAGCGACGGCCAAACCGTCTTCCCTGACTTTCTTGAGCATCCGTCCTGCCAGGCCATCATCAACTCGACCGGCATGACCGGGGCAGGTGGCCGAGGCAACCGGTTCGTCAATCTGCACGGCCAGACGGTCCGCCCCGATCTGCTGCTGCTAGATGACTGCCAGAACGACGAATCCGCGCGCAGCACAGAACAAACGTTGCACCGCGAAGAAAAGATCGACAATTCTTTCCTCGGCATGGGAGGTGGCACGACACGCATTGCGGCGATCATGCCCATCACCGTGCAAACCAACGATTGCCTGGCCTCACGATACCTCGATCGCAATCGTCACGGTGACTGGCATGCCATGCGGTACGAAGCCGTCCCCAAGATGCCGAAACGCATGGACCTGTGGGACAAGTTCGGGGAGTTGCTCCGAACCGGTGACACGCCCGAAGATGGCATCGTCGCCGCTCGAGCCTTCTTCGCCCAGTCGATCGATGAGATGCTCGACGGGGCCGAAGTCAGCTGGCACCGCAACCCGCCCGGGGACATCCACCCGCTCGAAAAGTACATGAGGTACTACTACCTCAAGCCGGATTTTTTCACGTGCGAAATCCAGCAGCAGGGCCGACGCAAGGCCCAGACCGAACGCCTGACCCGCGAACTGCTGCAAACCCGAGTCAACAGCCTGCCGCATCAGGTCATCCCCGATAACACCGCTCACCTGGTCTCGTTCGTCGACACCCATCTGGAACTGCTGTACTGGATGGTCTGTGCGGTGTCGCGCGACCTGACCACCGCCATCGTCGATTACGGCACCTGGCCCGAACAAAACACGCGTCTTTTCACCCTCCGAGGTGCCACGCAAACCATCAGCCGACGGTATGAAGGCCTGCCCGAAGACGAAGCGATCATCGCCGCTCATCTCGAGCTCGACGGGGTCCTGTGCAATCAACACTGGCGACGCGAATCAGGTCACCCGATTGAAATGGGCCGCATCGGGAAGGACGTCGGTTACAAACTTGACCCGGTTGAAAAAGCGATCCGCCTCAGTGCCCAGAAGCACATCATCCGCCCCAGCCTCGGACGAACATACCGAGCGGGCCAGCCTCGAGCCCACCAATCCAAGATCCTGACCAAAGGCGTCGACGATCACACCGGTCCCGACTGGATCAGCCGCTGGCAGAAGGACACCAACCTGATGCGGACGATCTTCGATCACAACAGGTGGAAGTCGACCGCCGCCCTCGGCCTGTGCACCACACCCGGCGCCCGAGGCTCCATCACGATGTTTGGCGACGACTGCCGACCGCATCAATTGCTGATCGATCATCTGCTGGCCGAACAACGCAGCCCCGATCGAGCTCACGGCGAAGAGATCGACATCTGGAAGAACCCGCCCAGCCATCCAGATAACCACTGGTGGGACTGCCTGGTCGGCTGCCTGGTCGCCGCCTCGCAGCTGGGTGCCCTGGCCACCGGCCAACAACGCCACGACATCACCACACCGCGCCGCGAAGTCGCAATTCCCGCCTGGATGCTCGGAGGTCGCCGATGAATCTCTTTCAAGACGATCCCGACTTCGCCGACCCGCCCCCACCTGCGAACGCAGATCCAGCCCGGCCACCACTGCCGGATAATCTTCCGCCATTCGCCCCGCCAGACATGCACGCCAGTGATCCCCACGGCGGCCCGTATCCCCAGCGGCGAGAAGTCCAGATCGACCCCGCCGCGATCGACGCCACATTTGTGGGCGCGGAAGCCCTGGGCATCGTCTGCCCCCGCTGTGCCTGCCCGGACATGCGAGTCGGCAGCACGATCCGCCAGGACGGAGCAGTCAAGCGCTACCGCTACTGCCGAGCCTGCGGCCGAGGCCTCCCCACCGAAGAACTCTCCGCCGCCGCCCTGGCCAACCTTCGCCGCTTAGCAGGTCAGTGAAGCCCATTGACAGTGCCCGGCCCATCGCCGTACATTCCGCAATGCGGAATCAACAATTCGTCAAGTTCCCGGGCACAATCATGGCAATGGGCGGCAAACGACCAGGCGCAGGACGACGCGCAGGAAAGCACGGCACAAAGGTCGCCAAGTCGATCCGCGTCAGTGCGGAAGTGGCCCAGTACCTGGACGACAAACACGCGGGAGGAATCGGAGATTTTCTCGACGGAAAAGTCCGTGCGACACAAGGGTTTAAAGACTGGCTCGAAACTCTTTCTGAAAAAAATACTGACACAGATTGAATTCGCATTGCGAATTCAGAGCGAGCAGTTACAATACCCTGCGTAACGACAACGAAACACAAGCGCAGGAGCCAGACAGATGACGACAGCCACCACAACCCGAAGCCTGACGACCCTGACCAAACTGGCAACCGCCTTCAGCAGCTGGGAAAAGCTGGAAGCCGCGATGACCAACGGATACATCCCCACCCTGGACACCTTCAACCTGCGAGACAAGACCAACCAGATCCGCAACGGGGCAGTGGTGGAACTGCGGTTCAAGCTGAAAGAGATGGGATACCAGTTCTTCACAATGAACAAGTGACGAACCCAGACAGGGGGCCTTTCGGCCCCCTTTTTTGTTTCCCTTCGCTCAAATTTCAAATTTGAAATTCACTCACAAGGCGAAGGAACGCTCAATTCAAGCCACCTTGCCACGCCAACTAAAGTATTTACACATATACAACCCTCTAGAGGCAATCTTTCAGAAAGCCGCGAAAGCTGATTGCATCCGCGCGCGTGAGGCCTAGGATCGTGCCCAGTTCAAACCGAACGGGGGCACGACATGACCACGCCGACCGACATCACCGACACGATCGTCACAACGGCCCAGGGTCCGGCCAGTGCCGCCAACAAGACTGAGTCGGCATCGGCCCATGATCCCCGAGCGCTGATCGATGTCGATAAGTACCTGCGCGAACGAGCCGCCGCCGATGCCGCCGCCGCTGCCGACAATCCCTTCGGCGCGATGCGATTCGTGCAGGTCGAACTGCCGGGGGCCTGTCGATGATCAATCGCATCCGGAAGTGGCTCTCTCGCCCACGCAACCCGTCGGCCGCTCGCATGGCTGCCATCCGAGCCACCGCGGAAACGCTGCCCTGGGCGAGTGGAAGCGCAGGGCCTTCACGGCCACAACCGACCGAGGTATCCGCCCCGGAGCGGATGCTGCCCGTCGATGATGTGGTCGCGTTGCTGGACCGCTGGGCGCGGCAGTCTGAGCAGGGATGCGTCCCGGCCAGCGAACGAGGCCTCATTGAAGCGGCCTATGATGCCGCTCAATCCACGTTCGCGCTCAAGCAACACTGGCAGATGTCCGACGCCTACAGCGCCGACGCCGCCAATTCCTCTAGCATCCGCAAGACGCTTCGAGAGCGATCACGCTACGAATCGGCCAACAATTCATACCTGTGCGGCATGTTTCGCACGATCGCAAACGACGTCATCGGCCGAGGTCCCCGGCTGCAGATGCTGTCCACGAACGAGCGGATCAATAACCGAGTCGAACGGCTGTGGAAGGCCTGGGCGAAACAGATCAAGCTCGCCAAGAAGCTCCGTATCGCAAGGCAGGCCCAGGTCCGCGACGGCGAGGTTTTCTTGTTGTTTGTGACGAACAACAAGCTGAATGGGCCGGTCAAACTCGACGTTCAGGTCATCGAGTGTGATCAGGTCGAGGATATGTTTTTCATCCCGACGCCGGAACAACCAGTGTCCGGAATGGAACTCGACAAGGCCGGCAACGCGTCAGCCTATCATGTGCTGAAGCTTCACCCGGGCTCACAAGTCCTGTGGGCGACAAACCCCTACGAATTCGACCGCATCGAAGCCGAATTCGTCGTCCACATGTTCAAGGCGGACCGCCCTGGACAGCATCGAGGCATCCCCGAATGCACGTCGTCGCTGTCGCTGTTCGCCATCCTGCGATCGTACACGATGGCGACATTGGACGCGGCCCGCATCGCCGGCACGATGAATTTCGCCATCGGGACGAAAAGCAATCAGGTCGCCCCCGCCAAGATCAGGAACGTCCCGGCCTTCACGCCTCTGGCAATTCCCGCCGGCACGATCCCGCTGCTGCCCGAGGGCTGGGAGCCCATGCAGTCGGACATGCAACGTACGGTTGTAGGCTTCGACGTCTTCAGCGACCAGATCGTCAACGAAGCCGCTCGGCCGATGTCCATGCCCCGCAACATCGCGACTGGCAACAGCAGCAATTACAACTTCTCTTCGTCCAAGATGGACAAGGCGACCTATTACGCCGCCATCGGCATCGACCAGAACGAACTGGGCGAAGACGTGCTGGACCCGATTCACCAGGCGTTCCTGCAGGAACTCGAAGCCTGTGGGGAACTCGACCTGCTGCCCGATGATCCGCCGCTCGAGCCGATCGAGGAAATGGATCACGAATGGGAATTCGACTCGCCCGATCCCATCGACGAAGAAAAGACCGCCAACGCGGACAAGATCAACCTCAGCACGGGCAAGCTGGCCCTCGGTCCCAGTGACCTGCTGAGGATGCGGACCACGGCCAAGTATCTGGGAATCAGCGTCGAGCGATACCAGGAACTGATCGTCCGCAACACATTTGTCGGGGCATACCAGACGCTGGCCCAGGGGCTGACGTTTGGCGCGAACCAGCCCGGTGGACAGGCGGCTGACGGAGGGGGGCTACCTGCCGGTAGTTCCGTCACGCCGCCTGGCCAACCGGGGCTTCCTGGGGCTCAGCCATCAGCCGGCGAGTTCTCGACAACGTCCCGCCTGCAGTGGCAACGCAACCGCAAGGCGATCGACGACATCCTTGACCAGTACGCGACCGGTGCCGTCAGTGCCACCCGGGCCCTGATCTTCCTGCAGACGCTGGGTCTGGCTCAGCAAACGGCCGAGGCATTGATTGAAGACGCGACGCCCGAAGAAGCCGATTCCGCCCCCACCGCAGGCAATGCCGGTGTCACGGTCTAAGGAGTTTTTTGTGAATCTCAAATCTCAGATTTCAGATTTGAAATCCACCGCATTATTTCACGTGAAATATTGTGCGGTCGAAAACTCCGCGGACATCCTGGCCGAACAGGCGGACGAAGCCCCGTATTTGTGTATCGGACTGCCAATTACCATTGAGTCCATCACTGCCGCAGCGGATGGGCAACAGGACCCGAACCGCAACCGCACGATCACGATGGCAGCATATACGGGCGGTTTGTTGAACCTGCCCAACTATCCACATCCGGTCATCGTCGACCTGCAGGGAATGTCCTGGCCGACCGACAAGATCCCATTGAAAGTTCGTCACGGAAAAGACGTGATGGCCACCATCGGCCAGACCAGCACACTGACCAACGACGGCCGACAACTCTCGGTCGCGGGCTTCATTGCTCCGGTCACCGATGACGCACGGCATCTGGTCGGAATGTCCGATCGAGGTTTCCAGTGGCAAGCCTCGATTGAAGCCAAGCTGCGAGCCCCCACGCAATTCGTGCAGCCTGGTCAAACCGTCACTGTCAACGGGCAAACTTTCACGGGCCCCGTCTTCGTGGCCCCACGAACGTTACTGACAGGGATCGGCATCGTGGAAATCGGTGCCGACTCCCACACTTCCGCGGTAGTCGCCGCATCATTGGCCGATTCGGCCCTGGGACCTCAAGGAGGGTCAAACATGAATTTCGAACAATGGTGTCAGGCAAACGGGCTTGACCCGTCAACAATGGACGCGGCCCAGATGGCCTTGGCCAAGGCTCTGTACAGCGGCTCGACCGCCGAAGGCGCCACGCCCATGGAAGCCAGTGCCATCCAGGCGGCTCTGGGGGCTGTCCGAGCCGGCCAGCAAGCCGCGGGAGCAGCTGCCGGGGCTCAAGTTGCCGCCGCAGGTGCGGGAGCCAACCCCGATCCCAACCGCAACCAAGTTGCTTGCTCACTGGAACTGCTGGCCTCGCTGTGCGGAAATCATCCGACGATCGAAGCCAGTGCCATCGAAGGCAACTGGACCGAACAGCAGGTCCGCCGAGCCGTCCGGGTCGCCGATCTGCGAGTCCAACGGCCCGAAGGTCGACTGCCACCCGTGTCGTTCACCAACGCGGAACGGCAGTTGGACGCGACCGTTATCGAAGCCTCGTTGCTGTTGGCCTCGGGCCTGAACACGGAACAGGTCGGACATGCCTTCACGGCGCTCGATCCACAGATCCCGCAAGCCCGTCGCGAACAGGTCATCAACTGTGCCCTGGCACGCGACAACCGCATCACCAGCTTCAGCGGTGTCTTCCGCCGTCTACTGCACAGCCGGGGACGCCACGCCCCCGACAGCAGGCACGAACTGTTCAACGAAGTCATCTATGCCTCGCAGCATGGTGACCTAGACATCGAAGCGGCTGGCGGGGAAACAATGGTCAACCTGCCCGGCATCTTCGGGAACGTGATGAACAAGCGGCTTCTGGCCGCCTACGAAGAGTTGCCGTCGGTCATTCCCGAATTCTGCCGGGAAACGGATGCCGACGACTTCAAGACGCAGTACACCTATCGCCTGGCCGGCATCGGCGGCGAAATGTACGAACTCGGTTCGACCGGCGAACTGAAGACGGTCAGCTTCACGGAAGAAAGCTACACCAACCGTCTGAAGACCCGCGGCTTCATGCTCACCCTGCCGCGCGAACTGATCATCAACGATGACCTGCGAGCGATGGACCAGATCACCAACCTGATCGGTCGAAACGCTCGACGCACCCGCGAACGGATTGGATTCCGCACGCTGTTGCGAGCCTGGTCGACGCTGTTCACCACTGGACACGGTAACTACTTGTCCTCGGCCACGTACGCCCTGAATGCAAATGGTGATGCAGTTCGTGCCGCCATCACCAAGTTCACCAAGCAAAAGGATGCCAGCGGCGATCCGATCATGATCGCTCCGGACCGAATTCTGACTGGAACGACGCTGGCCCCGCTGGCCGACGATCTGTACACCAAGGATTCGATCCAGATCGCTGGCACAACCGACAAGACGGTCTTCGTCGAAAATCGCGTCAAGAGCAAGTTGCGACCGATCTCCAGTCCGTTCATGGATCCGGGTAACGGGATCTATGCCACGGACGATTCGACCGATGTCGGATCGGATACCAAGTGGATTGCCCTGTGCGATCCGCGGCTGCTGGCCCTGGTCGAATTCGTCTACCTCAGCGGCAAGCGATCGCCGACCGTGGAAACACGAGCCGACGCCAGCTTCAACACGCTCGGCATGTCCTGGCGTTGCTTCTGGGACATCAACGCATCCACCCAGGACTACCGCGCCGGCGTCGGTGCCGACGGTGCCTGATCAAGCGAACTGATTCAACTGTCGAGTGACCCAGTGTTTGATCGTGACTCGACCGGTCAGCCCTTTGCCGGGGGCTGACCGAAACTCACGCGATCAATCCACCTGTTCGGGCGGTGAGAACCCGAACGCTTCACAGGCCAGCCTCGACCTGTTTTCGTGCGGTATTCAGTCCAACGTGAAATCTTGCCGGTTCGACCGATGGTTGACCGGCGATTTGATAGGAACCATTCATGACGACTCCAACTTGTACTTTCGTCGCAGGCGACGTGCAGAAGATCACGCGCGGCACGTCTGCTGCTGCCATCACGGCCGGGGATATCCTGGTCAATGGCAACCTGACCCTGATCGCTCACACCAATTTCGCCGTCGGGGACACCGAGGAACTCGCTTACGATGGCGGGGTCTATGACGTGGTCAAAGCCGCCGGCACGGACTTCACGCTGGGCGATCGAGTGTACGTCGATTTCAGCACGGGCCTGGCGGTCAAGACGCCGACCGCGACAACCCGATACTTCGGGCTCTGTGCGAAGACCTCGGCTACCAATGCGACGACTGTCCGCTCCACACACGGTCAGGTCACCAGCGGATGGACGTTCCAGTCGATCGTCGCGGCCAGCACGGCGGTCAGCAATACCGCCACCGAAACCGCCTTCGACAAGACGATCACCATCCCGGCCAATTCGGTGCAGCCTGGTGACACGTTCCGCATCACGGGCCAGGTGATCGCGACCGCCACGAATTCGACCGACACCTTGAACATCAAGCTCAAGATCGGATCGACGGTGATTGTGGCCACGGGTGCCCTGGACGCGACCAACAACGATGTGGCCGTGTTCTTCGCGGACGTGACCATTCGCACGGTGGGAGCCTCGGGCACGCTGGTGGCCTTCGGCTTCGCCACGATCGGCCCTGTGGCTTCCGCCACGGCCAAGCCGTTCTACCTGGCCTCGACCGCAATCGATACCACGGCGGACATGACCGTGTCCGCAACGGCCATCTGGTCGGCAGCCAGTTCCGGCGATTCGTGCCGCCTGGATGGCCTGACCGTCACAAAACTCGCTGCATGATGCAGCTGCGGTGGTGGCTGACGCCTTGAGTACGACAAGGCGTCAGCCCCATTGATATCTCAAATTTCAAATTTCAAATCTGAGATTGAAAGTCAACATGGGCTTACTCTCGACAGGACAGACCTGGCTGCAAACACAGATGGAATCGGAATCAATCCCGATCACCTATCTGCGAGGCATTACCACGCTGTCTTTCGGCGCCAATCCCGACGGAGCCAACGAAGCCGGCCTGAACGCCTCGGGCCAGATCATCACATACGGCGAACGCGACTGGGCCTTCGCCCTGGCCGAACTCGCCACACTGACTCCCGCGTTGCCTCAGCAGGGCGACAAGATCCGCTGTGTGATCGGCAGCACAACCCATGAATGGCGAGTCCAACCGCTCAGCAGTGGCCCGCTGTATGACGACCTCGACACCCGCAAGGGCCGCATTGCTGTTCACACCATCTACGCAGGAACCGTTTGATCTGATCTGAATCTCAAATCTGAAATTTGACATCCCCCATGACCACCATAACCGCCCCCTCACTGGAAGCCCTGACAGCCATCACGGACCGCATCAACGCGGGCGGTGCGGAATATTCGCTGTCCTCGCTGGCAACCTATGCCTATCAACTGAACGAGGACATCCAGGACCTGGGCACCAACGCGATTGTCACAGTCGTCCACAAGAGTTCTGAGGAGCTCGACGACAGGCTCGATGCTGGCAGTGGCAGTCAGGAGATGCTGCAGGTCTTCGTCCGCGCGACGATCGACAACCAGGACGCCGCCACGATTGCCGATCTGGACCTTCTGACGGCCCAGATCGCTCGCCGCCTGAAATGGTTTCGATCGTCGGACAATCGAGTCCAGGTCTGGGAATGCGGCCTGATCGAAGACGCCCCGGACTACGAAACCAAACGGCAATTGAACGTGTTTCAGCGAGTCATCGCGTTGCGCGTGGAGGTTGCTGCCTGATGGGTAAAATCGCAGGCTTCAAAGAGGCTGCCAATCAACAGCGACGGCTCGGCAAAGCCGCTCGCCCCATTGCGGCCACAGCCGTTCGATCCGCGTTGTCCGTGCTGGCCCGTGCTGGTCGAGCAGCCTTCCCGGGCACGATTCGTATGGAAATCGGATCCCGCCTGGTGAAGGGTGGCGACACGATTGTCCGAGGCAAAGTCGGTCTCGGCGTCGGGGCAGGGCAGCAGGCCCCGCGTCCACACGGCCACTTCCAAGCACTGGGCACGAAATACATCGTGGCGCGGCAATTCCTCCGTAACGCTTTCGCTCAAGCGATGCCCTCGGCAATGGTGGCTGCTCGACGTGGGGCAGCCCGCAAACAGTCTCAACTCATGAAGGGGTCAACATGACCGCACTCGTCAAATATCCATCCCGAGGCACCGCGTTGCTGCAATCCATCGCCAGCGTCTACACCGCGATGGCCGGACTGACCAGCATTGGTGTTAGCGGCGAAAAAGCCACGACGATCCCCAGCGAATCGCTGGACAGCGGCCAGACCCGCACCAAGATGGGTGACGGTTACTCGGACCCCGCCGAGATCAAGGCCAAAGGCTTCTATGATCCAGTTCATACGACCTATACCGCTTTCGCGGGATTGATCAGTTCACCAACGCCGACCAACTTCAAGGTCACCTGGTCAGATGCCGCTCCGACCAGTGCGATCTACAACGGGGTGGGCTTCGGTCTCGATAAGAACGCGGAAATCGGGAAAGCCCTAATGGCCGACATCTCGATCACCGCCTCCGGCCCATCAACCTGATCACCGCTTTTGTAGCGGGGGCTTCAGCCCCCGTTCTTCTCTTCCTGCACATCAAACGGACCCCAACCCATGAAATGCCAATTCGTCCTGGACGTCGATGTCGACGTCACAACCATGGCCGACGAACACAAGGCGCTTGTCCAGTGGAAAAGCGTCAAGCACGCCTTCACTGGCAAGCCTCGCATGGAAGCCTACTTCCCGGCCGGCACGATCTACGAGCATCCCCAAGCCAACGTCTTCGTCGATCGAGGCATGGCGATTCCCGCCGATGCCGAATGCGAAGCGGCCTGCACAGCTCTGTCACCCGAAGCCCGCCGAGCCCTCGAAATGGGTTACCGAGCCGACCTGGCCGGCATCCAGGACCCGGAAGACCGCAAACTGTTCGCGGCCGGGGTGATCACCGGATACCAGACGGTGGACGGTCGCACCGTCTACAAGCCCGGCCCGAACTACGAATCCTGGAAGAAAGCCCAGGACGCCGCCCAGGCCGCAACTGATCACGACGACCTCGGCTGATGTCTTATGTGTGTCACTGGCTATGCCGGTGTTCTTTCTATTCCATTACACAAGTGAGTTCATCATGTTGAGCTTGATTTCGACCCTGAGTGTCAAAGAGACCGCAAAGCGGCTGGCAGCGGCCTGTGCTGACGATTCGACACTCAAACAAGATCTTCTGACGTTTGCGGCAGCCCATTGCCTGGAACTGCCCTATGCACGGTTCGAACTCTTGAAAGACCTAATTCGGATCGTGAACGCGGCTGCAAATGGGGCTGATTGGTCTCAGTGGCACTGGCCCGCCATTCAAAAAGAATGGGACGCCTTGGTTGCCGAGCCGAGTAATGCCCTTGATGTTCCACCAGGAACTCTGCGGCAGCTGCCTGACGACTACAAGCTTGGCTGACACGCCGACGCGAACAACGCTGTCCTATCCCCATCACCCCCACCACGCGGACAAAAAAACAATGAGTGGCATGTTGTCGAAGTTGCAGAAGCGATCACGGTATGAGTTCACGATCGACGGCGAACAGGTCTTCGTTCGACCGATGATCCTGGGCGAGATCAATCGGATGATGGCTCTGAAGCCAGAACTCAAAACCGCCTTCGCGGTCGGCATGACGCTGATCGATTCCACCGGCGATCGAGAATGGACGCCTCGGACGGATCCGATCGAGTCTGACGAAGAATTCGCCGTCCGAGTCCAGGCGGATCTGCAAACCGTCGAGCCTCACAAGTTGACCTACTACATGACACAACTGGGCAAGGTCCAGAAGGTCAATGAGGACACCATCACAAAAAATTCCGAGCCGACAGCGAAGCCCGATTCGCCCGCCGCTTAGGGCTCGCTGTCGGTCGATGGGACTGGTGGAAACTGAAGGCGGAACACACGCCCTATGAATGGATGCTGCAACAGATCGCCGATCAGATCGAACCCCTCGGCCCCGATCGAGATGACAGCCGAGCCGCACGCAATACGGTCCGACTGCTGCAGGCGATCAGCCAGAACGAAATTGATGCCAACGCCGAAGTCGAGGCGCTGAAGCATTACCTGTCGATCAACCAGGTCGAAGACCGCCCGCTGTGGCCGCATGAGGTGACATGATGGAGGACATGACCGCCGCGCTCGAAGTCGACACCAGTGGATGGACCGGTCCGCTTGAAGATTCCGCGAAGGCCACCGAGGACAGCGGCGAACGAGTGATCCGTGTCGTTCACCAGCAGGAAGGATCCTGGCTGGCGATGGTCACCAACGTCGTTCCAGCACTCAGCGAAATGGTTTCGGCCATCAGTGGTGTCGTCGCCTCGGCCTACGCCCTGGCGCGGCAACGCGAACTGCTGGCAGCCGTGCAAAGCAGCTGGACGCTCAGTGGGGCCGCGGCCCTGCAGTATGGTCGGTACGCTCTGACGGCCGCATCCTACGCGTATCCACCGCTCAAGATCCTGACGATCGGCATCACGGCTGCGACACTCGCCTACAAGATCGGCTCGAACGAGATCGTTCAGAACGCGGTCGCTCAATCGGCCATCGGACAGAAGCTCGCCGCGTCCTATGACAACGTGACCGGCGCCGTGACACGCGTCGGAGCGTCAATGAGCGACATCGCCACCAGTGCGATGAACGCCGCCGAGGAAGGATTGACCCAGGTTGCCACCGCCACGCTGAACGGGGCGATGGAACTGGCTCAGTACCATCCGACCGTGCAGACCACGCTGATGGGCCTGAACATGCTGGCCGACGGTATGGACTGGACCGCCAAGCAGGTCGATGCCCTGAACGATCAGCTGCCCGTCATCAAGCTCTATACCGAAAACCTCGGCAACGTCAGCGACGAAGCGGCCCAAAAGTTTTACGCCGAGGGAATCGCCCTGAAGGAGATGGCGAAGGCCAGCGAAGAACTGATCGCCAAGCAAGAGGGCATGCGAGGCAGTTACCAGATGCTGGCCGCGATCCAGCAGCAGGCCACGGCATCCGCCGCTCACCAGGCCGAGATCCAGCGACTCGGAAGCCTGACGTCGATCGAAGCGATCAATGCCGAGGAACGAGCCCTCCAGCAGCGTAACGATCAATTGATCCAGGCGGGCAAGTTCGACGAAGCGGCCCAGAAACAGGCCATGGACCTGTTCGCCACTCTCGCCAGCCAGAAGAAGGGAGTCGAAACCGGTCGAGTCAAACCGCCCGAACAGAAGGATTACGGGGCCGATCAGATTGCCCAGGCCGAACAGCAGCTGATGCGGCTCGAGCAAGGTGAAATCGCTGTGGCCCTGGCGACCGCTCAGACCAAGGGGGCCACGGAAGAACAGATCGCGACACTGAAGTCGAAACTGGAAGCGATCGACACGGTCAAAGCCGCCCAGGAAGCCCAGAAGCAACTCGAACAGCAGGCCCGCCAGGAAGAAGAAAAGCGGACCCGCATGAACGAGCAGGCAGCGGACCGCATCGCTGGCATGAAAGACCAGATCGATCTTCTTAGCGGCGCCGCATCCAAGGCCGATATCGCGATGCGGGAAATGGCTCGACAGGGATTCAGCGAAGAGCAGATTGCCCAGGTCGGGGAATTAGAACAGCAGCTGGAAGGCCTCCAGAAGAAGAACGAGAAAACCGCCAAACAGATGGAAACGCCGGTGGCCCTGAAGGGCTCGGAAGAAGCCAACAAGATCATCCTGCGAGGCGTCAACACGACCAACCAGGGCACCGACCCGCAAGTCCTCAAACAGACAGCCCTGCTGAAACAAGTTGCCGACCGGCTCGATAAGGGCCTGACGATCGACGTCGAGGAGATCACGCTGGCATGAGGTTTTTCATGTAGCGGCAGGGTGCAAGCCCTCCGGTGTCATGCTGTCCATTATCGATTCGGTTACCCAATGTCTTATACCTTCGAACGCCGCGGCCAGAAGATGAAGTTCAAGACGAACAGCGATGGATCGCTGGGTCGGGACTACATGCTGAGGTACTTTGCGACCAGCAATTCGGCGACCGACTTGTCCGTTGTCGATGTGCTGGCAGGCCTGGGACTGCAGGCTGGTTCGACACTGCAGCAGGATGCCAATGCGATCCTGGGCGAGATCGAAATCGATCGGCTGCCGACAATCCCGCCGTGCATGGCCTGGGATGTTGCGCTCAACTATTCCACCAAGGCCAACTCGCCTCAGAACACGAGCAGCGATCCCACCCAATGGCGGACAAAGCGAAGCCAACGATACCGAGAACTGACCCGCAACATCATCAAACACCAGGACGGCACACTGATCGTCAACGCTGCTGGCGAACCATTGCCCGGCGGTGTTCCTGTTGCCGACTATCCCTATACGTTCGTTTACGAATGGAATCGCAACGTCCCGACCAAGAAAGAGTTTCACAAGTCGGTCAATCAGAATCGATTCAACGGCTGCGACCCGGGCACGTTGCTGTGTCTGATCAGCCGCGAAGAAGTGCATGAAGGCTCTTTCCACTACTGGAAAGAAACCATCGAAATGCACTACGACGAAAACGGCTGGCAACCGAGCCCCGTCAACGCCGGCCTGAACCAACGCAAAGCAGGCCTGACCAAGCTGATCCCCATCCGCGATGCCGAGGGTCAGCCGGTCAGCCAGGCCGAGCCGCTGTATGACGCGGAAAGCGAAAGCGACAACCCGGCCCATGTCGAAGGCACCGTCGTTCCGATCGACGATCGCCCCGACGGCTGCAAGTTCATTCCCATTGACTGGTATCGCGAAACAGACTTCAAAAAGATCGGAGTCAACGAGTTCCCATGACCACCCTGATACATGCCGAGCGAGTCTTCGAAGTCAGCAATACCAGCGGCACAGGCAACCTTCTGCTGGGTGGACCTCAGACCGGTTATTACACGTTCTTCGCCTCATTCGGTGTCGGCCCGTCATTCGCTTACGTGGCCCAAAACCCAATCAATGGCGAGAACGAAACCGGTGAAGGCCACCTGGTCAGCAACGGCGACGGGACTTACTCGATCGTCCGTGACACGGTCAAGCGATCGAGCAACAGCAACAACCTGGTCAACTTCAGCGGTGGACGCCTGTATGTGGCCAACCCGCTGCTGGCATCGGAAGTGGACACGATCAGCGACCCGACGCTGATCGCCCTGGCAGCCCTCAACAGTTCCGCGGGCCTGCTTAGCCAGACCGGAGCAGACACGTTTGCCAAACGCACTCTGACCGGCCCCGCCGCCGGTATCACGGTCACCAATGGCGATGGCGCCAGCGGTAACCCCACACTCGCCCTGGCAAATGACCTGGCAGCCGTGGAAGGCCTGTCCTCGACCGGTTTCGCAGTCCGCACCACGACGGACACCTGGGCACAACGCACCGTCACAGGCACCTCGGGCCGAGTGTCTGTGACAAATGGCGACGGCGTCAGCGGCAACCCGACGATCGACTTATCGACAGTGATCACGGCGGCAGGCCCGATCGGAGCGGCGGGCACCGTGCCCATCGTGACCGTCGACGATTATGGCCGAGTGACCGCCCTCAGTTCCGCATCGATCACAGGCGAAGCCCTGACGCTCAGCGATGTCACGACCAATAATGCCAGCAGTACCAAGCACGGATTTCTGCCCAAGCTCGACAACACAGCCACTCACTTCCTGGACATGACCGGCGTGCAACGTGCCCTGGCTGCCAGCGATCTGGGCACGACGATGGCGCCGCAATTCAATTACATCGGCCTTGGTGCAACTCCCAACAGCACGTACAAAATCGAAGCCTATGACGCGTCTGCCAGTGTCATCCTGCGATTACGGACGGGCAACGCAACGGGCACAGCTGCCCTGCGAATGAGCTACAACGACACGGCCCAGCAATTCCAGTTTGCGGCCCGTGGTGATTTCGGCGGATTCGCGATCAACGATGTCACGGCCAGTGCTCTGCGATTCTTTTTGAACACCTCAGGCAACTTCAGCGTCGGCGGATCCACAACCCCCTTAGGTCGCTTCGAATCGCGATCGACAACCAATGCCCAACTGGCAGCCAGCTACGACGCCAGCAATTACACGACATGGACAGTCGATTCCGCAGGCCTGATGACGATCACCGGCAACGGCACATCAAAGGGCATTGTCTTCACGGATGGCGTCAAATGTGGATCGGGTACCGGTCGAGCGAAACTCGGCGGGGTCCTGAAGACCATCGCAACGACGTCCAGTAACACCGGGGCCAGCGAAACCGACCTTCACAGCTACACCGTTCCCGCCAGCACGCTGGCCAATGATGGCGATTCGCTGCGTTTCACGATGGCTTTTACGCTGACCAGCAGCGGGAACAACAAGACGGTCCGCGTCAAGTGGGGATCGACAACGATCATCACGTCGCAGACCGTGGCCGGCACAACGACATCCGTGGTGGTCACTGGGACGATCACTCGCACTGGCGCCACGGCTCAGGTCTGTGCGACCATCATCGGGATGCCGCTGGCGATGGCGGCAACGTTCGCCGAAGAAGCGGCAGGGTCGGCCACGCTATCCGGTTCCGTCACCTTGAAAGCGACCGGCCAGGGCGGCGCGTCCAACGAAATCACTCAAGTCTCGACAATCGTCGAATTCCTCCCAGCAGCCTAAGGGGCAACATGATCACGGTCACGAATCTGAATACCATCGACATCGACGGCACCACGCATTCCGTGGTGGATGCCTTCAACAACTTCCGCGATCGAGCCGCGGAGATCTATGACGCCTTGATCGCCTGGGAAGCGGGACTGGCCGATCAGGCCATGAAGACCCAACAGGCAGTTCTCGAAGAACAGGCCAAGCACCACGCCGCCCAGTTGGCCGACGTTGTCGCTGAACGCGATGCCATCCGTGGGGACGTGCAGAAGCTGACCGATTTTGCCAATGCAACGTCCGGCGAATTGCAGAACGCGCGAACGATCATGGCCGCCCAGATCGAAGAGACGGCCAAGCTGAAATCGCAGGTCGGATTCTTGCAAGGGCTCGCCATCAAGCTGAATGAAACCGTCAATGTGCTGATGGCCAACGACACGGAAGCCGCGGTCGCAGCGAGCCGCGAACTGAAACGGCTCGAGTTGGCCCAGCAACAAGCCGCAATGCAGGCCATGCAGTCCGCGCTTGGATCGTGATCGATCTCAAATCTCAAATTCAAATCAGATTGCCTTGGAGGAACCCATGTTACGAGCCCTGATGATGACCATGCTGATGACAGGCATGGCTTGCGGTGCCGAAAACGTCCGAGACCATGGTGCAGTCGGGGATGGTCGCTGGGATGATACGGTTGCGATCCAACGAGCGGCCGACGTGTGTGTTGCGAAACTGCGAGCCATCAATCCATCAGGCGGATCGTTCCAGGCCAGCCAGCCCGAACTCTATTTCCCGGCAGGGAAATACCTGATCAGCAAAACCATCAACCTGCAAAGCTATCAGTCGATCCGCGGTGAAGATGCCATCGTCATCCAGTCGGACCCGGATCTGAAGGCATTCAACTTTGCGGCCGGCTACCGAGTGACGATCGACCGCATGCAGTTCGTCGGCGGGTCGGTGCAATTGGCCTTCGCCAATGCCAACGTCGACATGACCAGGCTCACGATTCGTGACTGCTGTTTCCAGGCGTGGACACAAACCGCGATCATGGCCGAAGGCACCGTCGGGGACCTTCACATGTCCGCGACTTTGCACATTCGGACATCTGTGTTCGACGGTGGCACGATGCTGCTGACCCGCTGTGATTCAACATCTGTCGAGCACTGCCGCCATCAGTTTCGCGGTGCCACAGTCGTCAATGGCACGCCCGCCATCGTCAACAAATGGACCGGCGGTGTTTTGCGACTCACCGACTTCACGGCCACGCCAGCACTACTGCCCGATCCCATGACGGGCGAATTGATCCGCGGCAAATGGATCGACAACTGGGGCTCTGTCGTGGCCGATGGCTGCCGGTTCGGCGGCGAGTCTGGCGGCATGCCGATTGTCACTCACAACGGCCCGCCAAACACGGTCAATCCATGGATGGGCCGATCCATCGTGATCACGAATTCTCAGGTCTGCTGCGGTCAAAATCCATGGCCCGAGTCGTCACTGATCACGCTTAACGGCATGCCGCAATGTATTCGAGTGACAGGCTGCCGAGGCATCACCAGCAACACGATCCCTGTGATCAAAGTCGCCACCGGATATGACCTGGCCGGCGACGTGGCCAGCATCACGACGAATGCCGCTCCCTCGCTGGCGATGTACAGCATCATGCTGCAAGGCAACCAGTTCTACGCCCCCACGCCAATCCCCACGCCCATTCAGCAGTTCGTAAAATAGCCCAACGCGGCAACCGGTCTCCAACCCCATCAATCTTTCAACGCGGACTAAAAAAATGCTGTTTGGGTGGACTTGCTTTGGGGATGTGGCTTATGCCGCGGTGCCTGATCCGTATGCCAGCCGGCAGGGGGCCATCGTGGCGAATCTGTCGACGAATCCTCGGTACAGCCACAACAGCACGACCGCGACGCCGCGCTACAATGCGGTTGTCCGGACGCAGCCCGAACGCTGATGTCCAAGCCGAATCGAGTCACCAACGCCCAATCAGGCCCCGACGGCAACTAAAAAATGGCAAACCTGTACATCATGAACGACATGAACCTTGTGCTGGATGGCATGAGGTACGATGCGGACCAGACGCCGATCGAGGACGCCCTGCTGACCGCTCACTTTTTCGATGCGACGTCGGAAAAGGCAATCACGGGTGCCAGCAATGCCAGCCCGATCGTGATCACCTGCACGGGGCACGGATTCTCGACGGGCAACAAACTCGTGATCGCGCACGTCCTGGGTAATCTGGCCGCGAATGGCTGCTGGACGATCACTGTGATCAACGCCAATTCGTTCAGTCTGGATTCGTCCACTGGCAACGGGGCTTATCTACGAGGTGGCCAGGCGTACAAGGCCATCAACAACGGCTACGATCTATCGATGGCGAACCAGGTGGGCTTCAACGGCCGCTATATGGCCGTGATCCCTCGCACGCTCGACCGGATCAACGGCGAGTCATCCCGCTGCATCGTGATGTGCAGCAACTACAACTTCGAGATTGAACGGGATCACATCAGCCTGATCCGCACCTGATCGCTGTCATTCCGCCCAAAAATTATTTCTTGCGAAATACTCCATGGCCGTTCAAGTCCTCTCCAAATCGTCTCTGAAAGACCTGGCCGAAGTCCGCCGGCGAGTTCTCGGCACGGCTCGAGACCAGACGCCGGCAGAATCCCGTCCGATCCCACGATCGCGATGGTACTGGGGCAAACTCACCAGTGATCTGGACGCCCCCACAAATGGCATGAGTGGCGCGACGACAGCCACGTTTGACATTTGGCTGCCTGACGGAACGGAATCGACACCTGAAGTTCTGATCCAGGCCGACGACACCGATTTGCAGGGGCTGACACTCGTTAACCGCATGACAGGCCTGTCAGCCGCCTCGGGCACCACGATCCAAGTCGAACGCGACGGCCGCGAATGGACACTGAAGGGAATCGACTGCCCATGATCAACCCGGGCTGCTGCTGTGGTTGTACGTTCGCGGATAACATCTTCCTCGACCCGGATGGCACTGTCATCACGGAAGCCACGGACGAAATCCTGATCCAGGACTCCGACAACGCCAGTACGCAAATCGTCGACGCCGGAGCTCCATTCAACTGCAAGGGCGAACCTCGAGCCGAACAGCCGCCCTGTCGAGAAGTCCAGTGCGACGCATACATCGACGAAACAGTCCGATTCGCGAAGCAGCTGACAGTCGACATGGGGGCAGGGCCAGGACCGTTCACCGGCTTCATCGGTGTGACTGGCGAAATGTCGGGCGGCTTCTCCGGATACACATCCGCAAACTTGCTCCCATTCGCGAGCGCCTTCGTTGACGTTACCGGGAGCGGCACAGATCTGACCGTGACATGTTCCGCCAGCGGCTATTCCGCCGTCTACACCGTGACAGGAGTTCTATCTGTCCATGGCTGGGATTCCACAGGCGGAATCAATTGGCGAGATCGAAGCATTTTTACTCTCACCCTGGGTGCCCACAGTGCCCACGCATGGCCTGCCTCAGTGCAGCTGTACGCGAACGATTTTGCATCGACCGTCAGCGGACCTTACGCCCTGTACCATTGTCGCGCGACCGCCAATATCTGGTGGCGATTTTACGACGCGACCACATTTGATCCCGACGGCAGCACAGGCCCCCAGCTGGGCTACAAGTTCTGCAGCCAGGCTCACGAATACCTGACTACAGATCTGAACTCAGCCACGGTCAACAGCGGCGGTCCAAACGCAGAAGGCTTCCTGTATGTGGCTCTGCAACAGGGCACCACACGAGCCATCACAGCAATGGCAGGCCCCCAGTTCAGCCGAGTCAACGACGACTGGCTTTTCCAGCAATTCACACTTCGCCCCTGGTCCGACCTCACCTGGGCCACCTTCGGCACCGATCCCCTCTTCGGCCTGAACATGGACGCATTCGTTCCCGACCTCAGCAATGGTGCCGACCCCATCACCTTCGGCATCTGCGCTCGAGTCGCCACATCCTGGAAAAGTACCTTCGAACGCCTCCGAATCCTCTACCGATTCGATGAACTCTGCTTACAGATCAAACATTGAGGCCCTCATCGCCTCGAACCCCCTCCCCATTCGTAGGTTCTCCCCGAGGCAATTCATTTCGCGAT